ACCTTCTTCAGTTCGATGGGCTTGGTCGCCTTGTAGCCGACCTTCAGCCAGCCATGGCCGCAGACGAGGAAGTCGTCCACTGCTAGGCGGAAGTCTTCCTGGTAGCGGTGTGTGCGCCACAGGTAGTTGAGTACCTGCTCGGTGATGATCGCCGTCGCAGCGCCCTCCTGCTTGCGGGCGTTGACAACGAACTTCGGGTTGTTGACGGCCACACTCGGGGCGATGACGTTCTTGGTGGCGAAGGCAAGGTTGACCAGCATGCGGTCTTCCTTCTTCGCATCCTTCGGGTAGTGCTTGCCTCGGTAGAGGTCGACCATCGAGTGCCACAGATCGTCGTAGCCCTCACCGTCACGCCACTTGCGTGACGCACGGATCTGGGCGACGTTGCGCGACAGGATGTCGGAGTGCTTCGGACGGGCCATCAGTAGAGGGGCTTCTTCGACACGTTGGCAACAGCCACGCCGAAGCCAAGGAAACTGACGGTCGCCAGGACGCGACCCTCAAACGCATCGGGAATCAGATCCCAGATCAGCTCGAGCCCCTGGATGGTGAGCAGCGCCGAGTAGATGAAGGTTCGCACCTTGGATGGGATTGCTTGGGCGAGCGTGATTGGGTTCACAGTTCGTTCTCCTTGGACAATGAGGTGACGGCAGTGGTCGTGGTGGTCGTGGTGTGCGGCGCCATGATCTGACGGCGCAGATCGTCAATTTGCAGTTGCATCGCATCGGTACGGGAAAGACAGATCGACTCGCGCGCAAGGGCCGCTTCCGCCGTTGCTTCGGCCTTCGTCAGGCGCACGAGGGCCTCGGTCAAGCGAGCTTCCATTGCTTTGAGCGAGGCGTCATAGAACGGGATCAGACGGGCTGCCGCCTGCGACAGCAAGTCGGCGGCGCCAGCATCAAGGCTGCTTGCCTCCGCAGTGGTGCGCTTACGCACGAGGAATGCGGTCAGCCAGGCGGCGGCACCAGTGACGAGCGCCCCGATGAGGAGGTTGACGAGTGGGTCACCCACGGAGCTTCTCCGCAACAGCCGCAGCTCGCTGCTCCATGCGCAGCGCCAGTACCGCTGGCATGATCCACACGACGATCCAGGCAATCAAAGACAGACCCGCCACGGTTTCGGACCAGACCGCACGCTTTGTCGGGTTCCACAGCAACCACACGTAGGCGGGGACGTACAGGCCAGCAATGACGGCACGCATACCGCACATCACGCGCAGGGCGAGCGGCCCGTGCAGTGCAGCAAAGAAGTTCAACACGGCGGCAGTAGCCGCCAAACACACCGTGACGGCGATGACCCACATTGCGAACGTCAGACCCATCGGGTTCCCACCCGCTCTGATTCGCCCGAGGTGCCAGCGGCAGCCGAGGCGCGGTCGGAGTCTCGGATTACCGAAGCAATGGTGTGGTCATGGAAGTTCTGCTTCGACGCGCGTGTCGGACCCCGCCACGTAAACGAGACGCCCTTCATCTTGCACTGGAAGCAAAACCTGCCACTCGATTGCGCCTCGGTGAATGAGGCGCCGCAGCTGCAAGTCCTAGTAGTAACCATCGTACTTAGGTGAGATCGTTCCGCTTACGACGCTCGAGCCGCACGATCACCAATGAATGACGGCCCAGACTTCTCGCCGTTCCAGATATCGCGGGCCATCCACCATCCGAGCGAGCCCGTATTGTGGCCTGGGTTCTTCGCTCGGTACTCCTTGAGCGACACGTACTTGAGCCCCTGGTTGGCAATGGCGAGGCTCATGACACGGTCGTCGTGAGGGGAGCCGTGCATCTTGCCGTTGCCGTCACGTACAAAAGTGCGCAGCTCAGCCACGGTTTCGCTGTCGTACAGGTCGAGCCCGCCCTCACGTAGCGCCAGATCCAGCTCGTCGACCGCCAACGGCTTGCTGACGGCTGTGGTCGCCCAACCCATGGCCTCGGTGATCGCCTTCGTCCTCGTGTTCAGGCGCCGACGCATGTAGATCGGGAAGTAGCGATGCCGCTTCATGGCGGTGAGCGTCGTCAACCCGTGGTTGTTCGACTCCACCATGGCAAGTGCCTGGTTGTACCACATGCCCAACAAGGGCACGACGTCCGATCCGAGCAAGTCGGGCTCGATGTGGCCATGCCAGTGCGCCACCACCTCGCGGGAGTTGGCATCGATGACGTGGATGGAGCTGAAGTCGCCGTAGTCGAGCCCCTCAGCAACGTCGACACCCATCACGTAGCGGTGATCCTTCACGGGATCAGCCCAGATACGCAGCGCGCCGCCATCGGCGACGAACTCGACGCCTCGGCCGCTCAGCCGACGCAGGTAACCCCTGGATTCGGGTGGGTACAGCTCGAGCTGACGCAGTCGAGCGAGGTTGAAGACGGGACGACCGCTCTTGAGGAAGGCTTCGTCGGGGTTGTCAGGGTATTCCTGGGCGAGCTGCCACTCGGGCAGGTCTTGCTTCTGCCGTGCGTACCACGCATCGTCACGACCACCCGCACGCCAGCTGTGGAAGATGCCCGTGAAGCGATTGAGGCCCGTACCCCAAGGCGACTTGGCCCCAACCCACAGCTTGTGGAAGAGGTTGCCCTCACCGTTGGCGGTACCGAGCATGATGACCCGACCGCCCTGGTCGGCAACAGGCTCGATGGAGGCCCAGGCGTCGTCCGAGTTGGGCAGCTGACCCATCTCGTCGACAATGACCAGGAAAGCCGTCTCACCACGGATTGGATCCGAGGCAGACGGGGCGCTGGTGATGAACGACTCGTTCGAGAAGGTCATCTTGCCAGCGTTGGCTGACACCACAGGCCCACGTAGGCGCATCCACTCGGGCATGAAACGGTAGCCGTAGCGCGACTTGGACAGCAACGACATTGCTTCGCGCTCGCCCTTGCTGATCATGTACAGCGCACGGTCACGGTAGAAGAACGCCAGCCAGAAGGCCAGCGCGCCAGCCAAGGTGGAGAAGCCGACCTGGCGTGCCTTCAACGCAATCGAGTAGCGCTCGCCCATCCAGACACGGATCGTCTCCTTCTGAGCGTCACGCATCTTGAACTTCGAGCGACCCTTCTCGGGAAGCCGAATGTGCCAGTAGTTCTCCGCCCAGTAGGTGAACGCCGCGACCTTCTCGTCGAGCGTGCTGGCATCCCAGTCAACGGGGGCGCAACGGCGCCACTCGCGTTCGAGAAGTAACTCGCCAAGGGCCTCTTCGCTCATGTGTGGGTCAGCCGCGAGTCGACCTCGCGCTGAGCCGCTTCCGCAATCAGCGCCTCCAGCTCGGCGTCAGTCAACTCCGCAGCCTTCTTGGCAGCCAGATCAATGGCGGGCGGCTTGATCGAGTCGGTCGCCTTCAGATACAGATCCCACGCCTTCGCCTGCTTTACCGAGGCGTCGTCCAAGCAGTGCTGGTACATCTTCTCGAGGACCATCTGCACCCGCTCGGGGTCACCGATGATGTCCTTCGCCTGCTTCTCCCACAACGCACGGAAAGACGGGTTCGCCTTCCAGTCACGGATCGTGCGCTCCGACACGCCCAGCTCCAAGCTGAGCTTGCCCTGCGAGGCTGGCTCCCGCTCCGCTGGAGGGGTCGTCAGCCAGTTCAACAACCGCAGCTTTCGCGGGTCTTCGAGCAGGTCAGGAGTTGTGGTCGCCTTCATCACAGTCAGGCTCCAGCGTTCCCCCCTCAACGAAAGAGGAACGAAGAAAGGGAATGTATAGAGCGAGCGAGCGAAGCGAGCGAGCGACGCAACACAACGACAACGAGCAAGAGGCGAAGCGGAGCGAGAGCCTCTTGCGAGTCTCTCGCTCCATGAAACAAAAACACTGGCAAGTTGGGTGCGACCACAACCCCGCAGCAGAGCGGAGGGGTTCGCGTTCCGTGTTCCCATCTGCGGACACGACCACGTTCCTGTGGTCGTGTTCGGATCTGCGGGCAACCGCAAGTAACAACCCGTGTTGTTATCAGATGTGACGGACGGGTGCGTCCACAACGCCGAGGGAACGAGGCGCCTATATAAGGATGACTGAAACTTACGACTGCAAGCACCATGGCCAGGTCGAGCACGACCACTTCTACTGGTCGGGCCAACGCCGCTCATGCAAGGAGCGCCAGCGCGAACGCATGCGTGGCGAAGAGGGTCGGGACCGCAACCTCAAGGCCCGCTACGGACTATCGGCCCACACCTTCAGCGACATGCTCGAGGCTCAAGGGGGCGGGTGTGCCATTTGTGGATCCGTCGAGCAGCTAGTCGTCGACCACAACCACGCATGCTGCCCAGGACGTAAGTCATGCGGCGAGTGCGTGCGAGCCA